GACAACAAAGAAATAGTAGATAGGAGCATAGAAGAATTTGAATATCACACCGATGTCATCCGCTATATGGGTTACGGAAAACAATTTCAAGACTTTAAGTGCAATGTCCACATATCAGGCCGACAAGGTCCAGCCGGTATCAAAGCCGCACTTAAACGTCTCTCACCGGAGGCAAGAAACTGTATTACAATCGAAAACGACGAAAACAAATGGGGTCTCGAACACACGCTTGAGCTTGCAGACGATCTCGCTCTGGTGCTAGACATTCATCATTTCTGGTGTAGAGAAGGATATTATATTGATCCTAAGTCAGACGACTTTAAGCGTGTAATTGATTCGTGGAGAGGTGTTCGTCCTGCTATTCACTACAGCTATAGCAGAGATACTGCACTTCCAGAAGGCTTTACACACGATACAATGCCTGATATGCCTGCACTTTTAGAAGCAGGACATAAGAAAGCAAAGCTACGAGCACATAGTGATTACTATCCTAATCCTGTTGTAAATGAGTATGCACTAAGTTTTCTCGAGTACGCAGATATTATGGCGGAATCGAAGGCAAAGAACTTAGCAAGTATTGAGCTATATAAGTTCTGGAAACAACTTAAAGAACCCGTGAGTCAATAGAGTAGTCGGAGATTGCCGTCTAGTGGACTACACTTTTCTAAAAATATTTATCCAAAAAAGGTTGACTTCACCTACAAAGATGCTATTATATTAGTAGAGTAATAACAGACACAGAGGATTATCATGACTATTCAGATCTTTAACAATCATCAAAAGTATCTAATCTCACAAGGTGCAGATCATCGGCAAAAACTTCGTAAAACTATTGATGTGGCATTGAATAATAATCAGTTTAGTGATAACTACATTATTTCAAGTTTGCCTGGTCTTGGAAAAACTTATGAAATGGATTTGGCTCTTACTAAAATGCAAGATGCTCCATTAGTTTTTAGAGGCGACAATGGTATGTTTGGGTATATGATCGATGTTGCAACAGCAATATTCTTAAACGGTGGTCCGCAAAATCCTCTTACTGTAATCAACGACGATTGTGATGTGTTGTTTGAAGATAAAAATATCAATACAACTAAAAAAATGTTTGATAACGCTCGTGTTCTTCGATACGGTAAGAACTATAGAAGTTTAAAAGGATTATGTAGTGATATCCAGTGGGAAGCAATACAGGCGTTTGCAGACGATAACAGAGCAGGATTAGACATTGATGTTAGTAATGTCACCTTTATTACACTGACCAATACTCATTTACAAACTGTAGATGAAGTAGAAGCACAAGAAGAAGGCAGCACTAAATATGCAAAATATAACTCTCGTTATTCGATTCGCAGACGAACAGAATATGAAGAGATTGATATGCCATCATTAGAGTTATGGGGGTATGTTGCAGATGTAGTGCTAAATGATAAAATCTGTGAAAAGATTATGCCTAATATTGGCCAAGCATATAAAGAACAAATCCTAACATGGTGCCATGCAAAGTGGGACAATGGCATTACAGAACGCAACTTGAGTATTGTAGAAAAAATGACAAAGCAGATTGTTCGCTATCCGAATGATTATCTTGACATTTGGGAGAAAGTTTATGTCAAATAAATCTCTAGCAGAGAAGTTGGCGGCTGCAAAAGCCAACTCTCCTATAAATGATCTTACAAAACAGCAACAGACTCTAAAAATAACACACGCAACTAGAAATATAGATTATCAAAAAAGAAACAATACGGGCATTGCAAACAGTAAGAAAGCAAAATGCAAGACTCCGTGGGGAGAGTTTGATACTATTAAAGAGGCAGCACTAGCAGGAAATATTTCAGAGGATACTCTACGGCGGCGTATTAGAACCAATGTCGAAGGATTTGAAAGGATTGGAAAAAATAATAATACCAAATATACCAAGCCCATTCACACACCGTTTGGAGATTTTCCTTCTAAAGTATCAGCAGGAGCCTTTGCTGTAAAGAATGGCATAATGGTAAATGCTGAAAAAAAGATAGACAAATATTTGAAAACCGATCCCGAAAACTATTATTATTTGTAATGAATATATGCTAAACAAAATAGACAAACTAGAAACACAGTTAGACATCGACTCTAATGGAAATAAAATATGAGTACTAAATCAATATTAGATATGATTCGCGAACGTCAAGGAATGACTCCTGCACAGCGAGCAAAATTAAACAAAGAGAGAGAGTTTAAACGTGCTCCTTTAACTAAAGATGACTGGCAAGAGTTCAAACGCAAGTTTGTAGAAGAATACGGCGATGAAAAAGTACAAGACACCGGAATGACACATTCAGAATTTTTGCGCTATATGAAAGATAGCTATCGCGAAGGTGCAGATCCTTATACTGAATCTCAAAAACTAATAGACTTCTTACGCAGGCTATAAATACTATAAGGAGACAAGTAATGAGTTACTTAAAGAGCATGTACGGACGGAACAAGTCATCGAATCCCCAGACCCAATCATCATCTAACAAGAATCCTAATAGAGTATTAGGCGGACTACGTGGGCAGGGTGTAGATACAATGAAAGTACTAGGCGAAGATGGTACTGAACATACTATACCTAGTACAAAATATGTGCAAGGATTAGAAAATAAGTTGCGAACTACAGAAGCACGATTAACAAATTTAGAAAAACAAGTAAGGAGAATGGGCAGTGATTAAAAATTGGATCAAAACAAAACTCGACGAGCGTTCAACAATGGACGGAATTCTTATGGTTGCAGCAGGTGCAGTTATAATTATATTTTCAGGATTAGCACAAGCAATTGCATATGCAGCCATTGCATACGGCGCATATACTATTTGGCGTAATTAAAGTTTACTAATAGGCGTAGAGTTTGAAGCAGACATATTCCATTTTTGCTTCTGTTCTACGCCTTTCTTTTGAGCAAATTTCTTACTATCGCAGTTCTTACATACGTGAAAGTAGGAATTACTCAGACGCTTAGGGTCCATTTTACCTCTAGCACGTTCAAACTCTGCGTCACAACTATCACAACGAAAAACACATATTGTTAACTCGCGCTTATAGGCATGTTCCTTGCCGGTTTTGCTATTGCGTACATGCCGGGTCTGCTTTTTAAATTCTTTTATATACATAACTATATTTACATTAAGATTATAAAATAAGACGATAAATATTAGAGAGGAACACTATGAGCATACTAACTTTAACTCCAGCAGCTGAAAAACAAATTGATCTTTTAAGTAAAGAAAACAATTGTTATGGCATTACTTTAAACATTAAAGGCGGCGGCTGCGCAGGATTTGAATACGAATGGGGTACAATAGCATCTCCAGAAGACTTAGCAGCAGACGATGAGATAGTAAACACTGCAAACGGCTATGCGTTTGTCATTAGTAGTCATAGTGTAATGTTTTTGATTGGTACTGAAGTAGATTATGTAAAAAGTCTAGTCGGTGCTAACTTTGAAATTAACAATCCAAACGCAAAAAGTAGTTGCGGATGCGGAGTAAGTGTAAATTTTGATATGGATAGTTTGGTACCACAGTTTTAAAGGAATTATAAAATGACTAGACAAGTAGTTAATATTGGTGTAGAAGGAAATGACAATACAGGTGATAGTATTCGTGAAGCATTTAGTAAACTAAATGAAAACTTTCAAGAACTTTATGCTGTTTTTGGACAAGGTGGACAAATAGGATTTAGTTCATTAAGTGATACACCGAGTAGTCTTTTAGATAATAATGGAGATGGCAACTTACTTGCTATATCATCTAGTGACGGTACTTCTATGGATTTAAGAGCCTTAGAAGTCTCAGGACTTACAATTGATTATACTAGTGACCCTACAAAAATTAAAATTACTAATAATGGTGCAGCAGTTGGGAATGATATTACTCCTACACTAGGTGGTGATTTAGATGGTCTTAACTTGTTTAGTATTGGTAGAATTACAATTTCTAATAATTCTGCCACTCAATTTAATAACACTCATGGACTAACAGGCACGCCGGACGCTATTACAATAGATGATCTAGTTCCTGATAAAAAGTATATAGATAAAAACTATGCTACTATAGGAAGACCAATTCCAGTTAGAGACGAGCCAGCTAATGCTACAGAGTATACTCTTACTATAAGTGCAGTAGACGGACTTAATGCTACAGTAACAGCACATGGTTTAAATCAATACAGCACCGGTAAACCGTATACATTTGCAGGTACTACAGCAAACGGATTAGTAGACTCTAATACATATTATATAAAGGTAGTCGATGAAAATACATTAAATTTATTTTTATCCGAAAATAATGCGTTATCTGGAATCTCAGCACTAACACCGACTACTGGAACATTAACAAACAATAATTACGATAGTACTATTCCAGGATTTTATCTAAAAGACGAAGCACTCCCACGTAAAAATGTAACAAAGCGTACAGGCGACAAAATGACAGGCGCTTTACTATTGCACGATCATCCAGGATCTTATGCAGGAGTTAATAGCGGCGTAGAAGATGATTTTCAGGCTGCTACAAAATTTTACGTTGATAATACAAGTTTTGCTAGTACAACTAACATTTATGTTAGTACACAGGGCGACGATGTACAAGCAAATACTGCATACGATAGAATAGGACGTTCACCTAGTAGTGCATTTGCATCAATTAATAAGGCTGCACAACTAGCAGAAGAATTAATTGCAACTACAAGAGCCCGTCCGGGTCCTTATATGCAAACTATTACATACAATACAGATTCAGCTGCATTAGTAACTGCAAAAGGCATTACTAATAGTGCCGGCTACACAAATATGTTTGCACTACTAACTGATAACCGTCAATTTATTATAGACGAAGTTGTTGCACACATAAATGCTACATATCCCGACTTTGTTTACGATACAGCAATTTGTGCAAGAGACATTGGACTTATATTAGATAGTATCAAACTAGATGTAAACAGTGGCTCTGCAACAAACTTCTTAACTATTGAAGCAGGTCTACGTTACTTTTCAAGTGTAAGTGGACGTAAAGCAATTAGCTCACAGTTAACTGAAACTGTTGCTGGTATACAACATGCACGGTTAGTTGCAAATAAAGTATTACAACACATAGCACACACACCAACAACTGGAAACACACAAACACAAGTTAGTCCTGGTGCACCTGCAAATGCTACAGCAAGAGGTGCTGTACTTTCACGTTTTGATAAACTTGTTGAGATTATGTCAGGTGACTCACAAGGTAATGCTCCGGGTCTTGCTTCTACAGGACCTGTAGTTGAAGGAAGCACATATTCAATTGTTGTAGATAACGGAGGTTTTGGGTTCCTAGATCAATCAAATCCGGCTAACTTAGACTTACGTGCAGGTAAAGTTATCCGCGGTAAGACAAGTGGTGCATTAGGACGAATCACTGAAGTAGATAATGCTGCTAGTGAAGATACAATTAAAATGCAGTTACTTGAACCGATTGAATTTTCAATAGGGGAAGAATTAGAGTTTGGTAATCTAGTAAAAGATGCACAAATATCAATTAGAGTTGAATCTGGTATTTACTACGAACAGTTTCCGATCAAAGTGGCATCAAATGTTAGTATCAAAGGTGACGAATTTAGAAGAGTAATTGTTAGACCAGCTGATGGAGTTTCAACTTCACCTTGGGCAAAAGCATATTTTTATAGAGATGCTACATTTGATAATTTAACACTTACATCATCAGGCATAGTTGATCCTATTACTAGTGGTTATTACGGACACCATTATTTAAGTGATCCGACAGATAAAACAAGTGCTCCTATTGAGAACAAAGACATAGATGTATTCTTGTTAGGCGATGCAAGTATCTTACGTAACATGACAGTTACAGGACACGGCGGATTTATGTGTGTACTTGATCCAGATAATCAAGTATTAACAAAATCACCATATATCCAAACTGCTACAAGTTTAAGTCAAGGTATAAACAAACAAGCGTTCCGAGGAGGTATGTTTATCGATGCATGGACTGGTAATGTTCCTATGCAAGTTATTACTGATCCTAGTAACACAGCGTTTAGACTAACTGTAAAAACTATTGGTTCAGGCGGACTATTTGTACGTAAACCTAGTTTACCTGCTCCATTTTATATTGATGGTATACGTTATACAGTCAACGCTATTACAGAATATGACCAAGCACAAGGTAGTGCAGTTCTTATATTAGATCCAACATCAGGTGATAACAGTGGATTTACAGAAGTTATTCCGGCATTTACAGATCCAGATCCAAACGATCCAACACTACGTTCAGGCGGTTATAGTATATTTGTGCAAACAGGCGGTAACCGTAGTATGCTTGCCAACGACTTTACACAAGTAAACGATGATGGCTACGGTGTTGTAACTATGAACGGCGGTCTATCAGAACTTGTTAGTGTGTTTACATACTATTGTCACACTGCATATTATGCAGGTAATGGTGGACAAATTAGATCATTGAACGGTTCGAACGCATATGGTGAATATGGACTAGTTGCTGATGGGGCCGATCCTAACGAAATACCTGATGCAGTTGGGTTGATTGATAACTTTGTACAGCAAGCCGAAGTGTTCAGTGACGGTGGAGTTTATACTAACCCAGTTGATCAACTTTACATTTACATAACAGGTCCGTTATACACGCCACATGCAAGAGGCGAGATTGAAATTGACCATGGCGGATTAATTGGACTTACACGTTATGAAATTGTTACTATTGAAAATATTACAACAGGAAACCCAAGTGTAGTTGGCAGCAATGCTAGAAACATTAATGTTTATAAAATTAATTTTAGTACAGCAGGAACAGGTGGAACAAGTGATACAGGTCTAAAAGCAGAGCCTACACTAGGCGATACTATTACATTACGCTGTAACCAAAACTTTAAGTTTGATGGTGTTAGAGAAGTTCAGCCTATTAGACCTTCGACTGCTGTTAGGTTTACGGATGAATATGTAGGATTTACATATAGATCTGTTGCATTTGGTGTTACAGATGGTACAGGTGTTGCGCTTACAAATACAGACGAAACTATTGTAACTATTGACCAAACATATGATTATCTTAGACTTGCGGTAAAACAAAGCGAAATAGGTAATGCAAATATTGATAGCGATCCGGGCACAATGGGTGCAGCAGCCGGCGATACAATGATAGCTATAGAAATATTAAGTTCACAAGACGATATTGATAGAATTAACAACAACACATTAACTGCACTTGCTGAACAGCCTACATTAGGAACAGGACAAGTAAGACAAGCACCTTATATATTTGGATGGGCAGGTCAAATATACGAAGTATATGAATATAAAGATAGAACAACATATGCAACTGTTAAAATACAAAGATACGCAGGCGATAGTATTGGAACACAAACAGGTGCAGCAGGTTTAGGTAATACTCTTACAAGAGCAGATTACGATATTACATTACGAGCTGGGTTACAAGGTAAAGTTGATACTGCATTAACTACTGAAGTAACAAATGCAACAATTACATTTAAGATTTCAACCTGTCGTGCAACAGGACACGACTTCCTTGACATTGGTGTTGGTGGTTATAATGATAGTAACTATCCTAATGTTGTACTTGGGGAGCCAGTAATACAAAAAAGCCAAGCACGAGAAGTTGAAGAGCGTACAGAAGGACGAGTATTCTATGTAAGTACTGATCAAGATGGTTTCTTCCGTGTAGGTAGATTCTTTACAGTTGACCAGGGTACGGGACGAGTTACATTTAGTGCAAGTATTGCTCTAAGTAATCTTGATGGTATTGGTTTTAAACGTGGTGTTGCTATTACAGCATTCTTAACAGATACAGCAATGGTCGATAACGCAACTGACGCTGCGCCAACACAGAGTGCTGTTGTAGGATATGTGAACAGACGTTTAGGATTTACAGCAGACGGCGCTGCTGTACCTAATCCGTTAAGTTCGTTTGGTGGATATTTAAAATTAGATGGCGGTACAATGGATGGTTCAATCAATATGTTTGATAACCATATTATTAACGTACCAGACATTGACCCAGACTATAACGATGATAGTGTTGCTGTAAACAAAGCATATGTTGATGCAAACTTAGAAGCATATAACGAGCTTACAGAGTTACGTAACATGGAGATTGTTAATAGTACAAGCGGTGACTTATTAGTTGCTACAGGTTATTATAGAATTATAGTTGACAATACTGTTGACGGTGACTGGGAAAATCATGTTACTGAAGCATTAACAACTAGTAGCGGTGCAACAGGTGTACTAATTGACGCTGTAGATACATTAATAAGAGGTGACGCTAGAACTATTTTAACATACGAATTAGACGCAGGAAGTCCTCAGTTTCCAAACACAGACACTGTTAGTTATAGCGGTGGTGTAAATGCACAGATTTTAAGTCCGGGTGGTATACCTGTAGATGAATATGCAAACGTGCATGTAGATACAACAGCCGGTGATATTGCAATATCTGTTACACGCAACGGTCCTAATGCGCCAGGCCCTGACAGTTATGCAGCCCTTACAATTGAAGATGGCAAAATATCTAACCGTCATATAGCAGCAGATGCAGCAATTGAACAATCAAAATTAGATATGAACATTGCAACAAGTGCAGCGGCAGCACCTACAGGCACAGCAGCTCAAATACAGGCAGCAAGTGGATTAACAAGTTTTGACCAAGTACAGTTTGATGTTACAGCTGGATGGGCAAGTATAAAAGACGGTGGTATTGCTCACTCTAAGATTTCAGATGTTACTACAGGTACAGTGCTTGGTAGACTTACTGGAACAAATGGACCGGTTGAACAAGTTACATTTAAACAAGTTGTCGATAACGGTATTGAAACAACTATTACTGGTGAAGCAAGTAAAATTGTAAAAACTACTGCTACAGGCGCAGTTATTGGTAATAGTTTTGGTATGGACGGCACTACAGTAATAGACTATACTGGTACAAGTCATAATTTATATAGTAAAGGTGGCTCTAAACTAATAGGCCTTGACGGAACAACTCTTACAATAGGCGGTAATATTGAAACTAACGGTACAGCGCACAATATAGGTACATCAAGTAACAAGTTTAATACTGTGTATGCAACAACATTTGATGGTACTGCTACATCTGCACAATATGCTGACTTGGCAGAAAACTATCTAGGTGATGCAGTATATGAGCCAGGAACTGTTGTTGTGTTTGGCGGGGAAGCAGAAGTTACAACAACAACTAAAAAAGGCAATCATAGAGTTGCAGGTGTTGTGTCAACTAATCCTGCATACTTAATGAATAGTGCATTACAAGATACTAATACAATTGCAATTGCATTACAAGGTAGAGTACCATGTAAAGTAATAGGTATAGTTGAAAAGGGTGATATGTTAGTTACCAGTGGCATCGAAGGATATGCTATTGTTAATAACACTCCAGGCATTGGTCAAGTTATAGGTAAAGCAGTAGCAAACAAATTAACTAACGATAGAGGTATTGTTGAAGTAGTTGTAGGAAGAGTATAATGAGTGAAAAAGAATACGTTGTTTCAGTAAACAGAGGCGTTGATCTAGCACAGTTAGAATCAGAACTAACAGCATCATCAGGATCAGGACCAATACCAAATAGATCAGTTGATATTGCAAATCAAAGACCTATATCAAAACGTCAAACACACTTTATGCTAACAGTTGAAGAAGCTCAAACATTAGAAGCTGATTCTAGAATAGCGGGTGTTGAAGAGCCTGTGTATAACAGAGATGATATTACACTTGAAAGAACTGCTACACAAGTTGGTGACTTTACTCAAACAACGTCTGATACTGGCTCCTATGTAAACTGGGGACTAAGACGAGTAAACGAAGAAACTAATATATACGGAACAGGTAATACAGCAACAGGCGGATATGATTATGTACTAGATGGTACAGGTGTTGATATTGTTATACAAGACTCAGGTATACAAGCAGGACATCCGGAATGGGAAGATGCCGACGGAAATACTAGATTACAACAACTAGATTGGTTTACTGCTAGTGGAGTATCTGGGTCAATGCCATCAGGACATTATTCAGATTACCACGGACATGGTACACATGTTGCAGGAATAGCAGCCGGTAAGACTTATGGCTGGGGCAAGGGTGCTAATATATATGCACAAAAATTATCTGGGTTAGAAGGAAATTCTGATCCAAATGGCGGAATAACTTTAGACAATTGCACAGATACTCTAATTGCTTGGCATAATGCTAAAACAAATGGCAGACCTACAATTATTAATATGAGTTGGGGATACACAAGAACATATTCTCAAGTTACTAACGGAAACTATCGAGGCAACGGTTGGGGTTACTCAAATGATTCAACTGTATATAGAGACTACGGCGTTGGCCCATGGGTTTTCGGCAATTGGAAAGCAAGTATAAGACTAAGTTCTGTTGATACTCAAATCCAAGAAATGATAGATGCTGGCATTATTGTTTGTATAGCATCAGGAAATCATTACGCAAAAGCTGATGTTGTAAGTGGTAATGATTATAATAATACTGTTACAGGAACAGTGCAAGGATTTAACAATATTACAACTCCCTATCATAGAGGAAGTAGTCCATTTGACGATCAAGCATTTATGGTTGGTAGTATTACTGATAGTCCGTTAAACGGATCACAGGACGAAAAAAGATCTACAAGTGTAACTGGTCCAGGAGTTAATATATGGGCACCTGGTCATAATATAATGAGTGCATGTAGTAATACAAATGTAATGGGTGCTCAAAGCTATCATTTAGATAGTAATTATAAACAAGTTAACATCGGTGGAACTAGTATGGCAAGTCCACAGGTTGCTGGGGTAGCAAGTTTGTATTTGCAACTTAACCCTAAATGGAATATGGATCAACTAAGAGCTGCTATTCAAGCAGATTCAAAAGATGTAATTTACGAACCTAGCAGTACTGATTATGATGTAACAAATGCATTACTAGGTAGTGGAAATAGAATGTTATACAATAAGTTTGGTGTAGCACAAGACGGTACAGTTAAAAATGGGATGGCGGTAAACAATGCAGCAATTACTCTTAGAAAATAAATATATAAAAGTTAGGAAAAATCATGGCAAATAGATTTCCGTTAGTATTAAGTTCAAATGAAATACGTGAACTACCTAGTATAGATAATTTAGATTTAACTGGTTCAAGCATAGTCGGAGCAAATAATATAAGTGCAGTATCACTTACTATTAACGGCGGCACTATTGGAGCAAGTGTAACATATGCAGATATACCAGACGCTCCTACACAATTAAGCGAGTTAACAAACGATATCGGTTTAACAATTAGTAATGATTTTAGCGATATAACTAGTAAACCTACTACACTAGCAGGCTACGGAATTACTGATGCTGCTACACTTGTGCAAGGGCAAAAAGCTGATAGTGCAATACAACCAGGTGGTAATCTTAGCTCATTGAATAACGATACTAATTTTATTACACTTGCAGATGTAACTGGTGAAATTACAGTTAACCCAACTGGTGATTTACAAGGCAGTGTATTTGCAGATAATAGTACATTACTTGTAGATGGAACAAATGGAAATGTTCCAAGTAGTGTAGTAGTAGGAGCAGAAGCAACTAATTGGAGTACGGCATATAGCTGGGGTGATCATAGTGTTGCTGGTTACTTAACAAGTGTGGCATATGCAGATCTAACAAGCACACCAACTACAATAGCAGGTTATGGTATCACAGATGCGTTTGACGGAACTTTTGCAAGCCTTACAGGAAAACCTAGCACATTAGCAGGATACGGAATAACAGCAGCATTAACTGATATAGGTATAGTGGAAGGTGTTGACGGACAGTTTTTAATGACTGATGGTGCCGGTAGTTTTACATTTGAAACAATTGCTGGCGGAGGAGGCATTGCAGACGTATCAAGTGATACTACTCCGCAACTAGGTGGCAACTTAGATCTTAATAGTAACAATATTACAGGCACTGGCGACATTACAATAACTGGCACAGTAACAGCAACAGATTTTGTTAGTTCCGGTACAGGAACTCCTACATTAGAAAGTGCAACAAATATTGTCCTAGACGCAGCAAATGAAATTCAACTACAAGTTGGAAGCACAACTAAAGCCTCTGTGACATCAGTAGGTATGGTTACTGATATAATGTCGTTAACACCATTATCAGCAGCGCCAGCAAGTCCAACTGTAGGAATGATTTGTGTTGCAGACAAAACAAATTGGGATCCGCTTACATCAGGAGGTTCTAGACCATATGTTGTATTTTACGATGGCGCAATTTGGACAAACTTATCATCAGTGGCTTAATGGAGAAATAAATGGCTGTAAATTTAATTAACTTAGGAACATTTGCAAACGACGGAACAGGAGACGATCTCCGCGAGGCGTTTTTAAAAGTAAATCAAAATTTTGAAGACTTGGATTTACGCAACGATGAAAAAACAACTGCAAGTAACGTCGGTGATGCAGGCACAGGTGCTGATGTGTTTAAGGATAGAATAGGATATGATCTAAGATTTAGAAGAATACGACCTTCCCCGGGGGGACGCATAGTTGTTAATCAAACTGATGAAGATATTAGTTTAGATGCAATAGGTAGCGAATGGAGATTTGTTACAAATTCAGGAACTGATCTTAAAACAGATAGTATGGCAAATCAAATGGTACACTTAAAAGGTGTTCCTTATCCTGATGCTATTGCACCCGGAGTAGATCAAGTTTATATTAGCTATAATGGCGATAGCGGAGAAATAGAATTTCGCATTAATCCAAAACTAAAAGCTGATACAACACCTACATTAGGTGGTAATTTAGATGCTAATAATCAAGACATTATTAATGCTGCTACTGTAACTGCTGCACAATTTAACGGTGCTCTTGCAGGTAATGTATATGGCATAGACATAAGAACATTTAATGTATTGCTAGAAGAATTAAATTTTGATTTTGGTAGTGCAACAGGTAATGCTCCTAGACTTTTAGATTGGATAGTACAATCAGCAGCAGTAGATTTTGGAACTATTGAATCGCCTGATGGAAGAACGTTAGACTTTGGCCCAATTGTAGGATAGGAATTTATATGTACTGGACTTTAGAAACAGGCACAAATTTGGGAACATACCAAGAAGGAACAATTCTTGATATTGCATTGCCAACAAACACTGATCAAATTGTACAGATTAGTGGACAGATGCCTCCAGGACTAAGAATAAATGGATCATCTATAGTTGGTACAGCATATGAAGTAGCAAGAACAACAGACTTTACGTTCTGCTTACGTGCATCAGGTACAGACGATTTTGAAGATAGGTCATATACTATTACTATTGAAGGTGCTGATGCTCCAGTATGGGTAACACCTGTAGGCAATTTACAAATAGGTTTAGCAAATCAGTATTTTATACTAGATAGTCAACCTGTTGATTTCCATTTACAAGTTATTGATCCTGATATTCCTACAGGAGAAAAACTAACCTTTTGGATAGAAGATGGGGATGGAGTTTTACCGCCTGGAGTTAGACTATTACCAGAAGGTCAACTTGTAGGAGTTGTTGAACCGTTACTTGCATTAGATAAAGATGCAGGGGATGGCGGCTACGATACATCATATTACAGTGTAAATCCGTTTGATTTTAGTGTGCTGAGTCATAATGGGTATAGTAGTTTTTATTATGATACAGAGTTTTATGATTTTAGTATTAAAACAAAAGTACCTCGTAAATTAAACAGATATTATGAATTTATTGTAAGTGTGTCTGATGGTGAAACTGTTGAAAAGCGTCAATTTATTATATACTTAGTAGGCGATGATTATCTTAGAGCAGACAATACTATTATGCAAGTCGGCACTGGCATATTTACTGCTGACAATACATATGTGCGTACACCAATATGGCTTACTCCTGCAGACTTAGGTATAAGACGAGCTAATAATTATATTACTTTATTCTTTGAAACACTAGATCCACTACACGTAGCAGGTAATATAGGATATATCCTACAACCAACTAATCCAGACGGTTCAAGTAGTATACTTCCTCCGGGATTATCTCTTGATAGTGTTGATGGAGAAGTTGCTGGTAGGGTACCTTATCAACCAGCTATTACAAAGGAATATAAATTTACATTACGTGCAGTTAGACAAGGCACTCCAGAAGAAGCATACAAAGATAAAACATTTACTATTAAAATATTAGGCGAAATTGAAAGTGTTATTACATGGAAATCACCTGCTAACTTAGGAACAATCGGTGCTAACAATATTAGTACCTTTAAAATCGAAGCAAATACTACCTTACCTAGTAACTGGATTTACTACACTGTAAAGTCAGGTACGTTACCACCAGGATTAAGATTAGATCCTAGAGGAGAAATTATTGGCAACGTAAGACAATTTGCAAATGATACAGAAACCGGTCTTGTTATATTTGATAGCAATAACTGTACATTTGATCTAGGAGCAACAACGTTTGATAGAAAATATGTGTTTACTATAGAAGCAAAAGACAAATTAGGTTATAGTGCAGTTACAAAAGAATTTACCTTAGTTGTTAATGATCCTAATGATAAATTATATTCTGATTTATATTTAAAGCCATTATTAAAAATAGATCAACGTTCATTGTTTAAAAGTTTTATCAATGACGGTGATATTTTTAATACTACTAAATTATATAGACCTAACGATCCAAACTTTGGAGCACAACGTGATCTTAAAATGTTGTTATATGCAGGTATAGAAAAAAAGAATACTGAAAGATATGTTGCAGCAGCAGGTAGAAATCACAAAAGAAAAACATATTATTTTGGCGATGTTAATACAGCAATTGCATATAATCCTGGAACGACCGAACCAGTGTATGAAGTAGTGTATGTTACAGTAATAGATCCAGATAACAATTTAAATAAAGATACAAATTTAAGTTTCACTAATTGGGTACAACGTGGAATAACTGCTGATAGTGTAGAGTACAGTCCACTTGATGACGCAAGTGGTGTTGGCGAAGGCGATCCTGTTATTCAAGTTACAATAGATAGTAGCGGTGTAAGACAAGTTGAACAATCAAACGGTGGTATAGAAGTTGTACAGCGTGACGGAACAAGTATAATTGATAGGTTTGATAGTAACGGTAACCTTGTAATCGAAGGTCGCAGTGGAGATGTAAGTGTAGCAACAATCAATAATGATAGCGCACCTTATAGATTTAGACCTGAAGGTAATACAATTAAATCTGATAGTGATTTAGTTCTTATAAGTGATACAAATCGCAGAGAAAGATTTATTTCTAATACTGTTAATATGCGAAAAAGATTACGTGAAATAGGCGACACTGATAATAACTTTTTACCACTATGGATGCGTAGTCAACAACCTGGAACTATTGCTTACCCTGGATTTGTATTATGTGTACCATTATGCTACTGTAAAATTGGAGAAGCAGAAAATATAAAAGCTGCTATAAAAAATAGCAATTTTGATTTTAAAAAAATAGAGTTAGATGTAGATCGTTATCTGTTAAACAGTTCACTTGATAACGATAACGAACAATACATAGTGTTCACAACAAATGCATCTAATGTATAAAACATATAAATATGTGTAAGGAGTAATGAAGTGAGTGATACAACTAATATAACGCCAGGAAGCGTTGATATAGCATTTCCAGTTGCAGGACAGGATAATGATAGTCAAGGTTTTAGAAATAATTTTTCAGCAATTAAAGATAGCTTAACTGGTGCAGCTGGCTATATTGCTACGCTACAAGACGATACAGCAAAAACAACTGCTGCAAATAATCATGCAGGTAATAATATTGTTAATGCAAACTTTGTTCAAATATCTAACGAAGCTAATGTTGGTGCTATTAGTAATACAACTTCTACGAAGACGTTAGACTTTGAAGAAGCTGCATATTATGAATTAACATTTTCAGCAGATTGTACCTTACAAATAAGAAATTTTTTAGGTTCAAGTTCATCACCTAAACATTCTGTAATGCAAGTGATAGTAAGAATGGATTCTACTCTAGCTGCTGCCGCAGGTGCAAAACCTGTACTATCATGGGATGTAGGTGCAGGTAATGTATTATGGAATGACGGTAATGCATTATGGGATAATTTTGAATTAAACGGTGATGATAATAATAAATTTATTATGGTGCAATTTGAAAGTAATGATGGCGGTCTAAGAACATTTGGACGTATTATAGGCGAATTTAGTGTTTAGTCCATTTCAACAAGATTTATCTGAACTTACTATATCTGAAATTGAATTAAAGATTGCAGAATTGTCTCAAAAGTGGGCAATGTCTGGACACAATCCTATGATACAAGATCAGTTAGTAACCTTTATAGATATCTATAAAGTAGAACTGCATAGTAAAATTGCAAAGCAGCAATTAAAAGCACAACAATCTCAAGATTCTAGTAATTCTCCTCTTGACAAATTAATAAATGTAAGTTAAACTTACTGTATGCTTATGAAAACAGACTCTCTAGGAATACCACGATTTACAAACAAAGATTTAATTGACATGATTTATACAGGTAATGCTGATAAAGTTCATGTAGTTCTTTGTGACGAAAGTGACGATGTTGATAAATTCAATACTGCTATGGAAGAGCAAGGCTTTGATAAACTACAAAAGTATATCCCATTAGATGTAGATCAAAAGACTTTTGACGGTGTATGTCAAAGTGAATGGTTTATGCCTGATGAATACAAAGACATTAATGTATATAAATATGTACTAGGCAAAGCAGAAACACCTTGCCCACAACATGTACAAGATCGTATATGGCAAGAATTAGATGCTTTTAGAGATCGTGGTATGAAAGACTTACTACGCTATATGATTTATCTTGTGGACTTTATGCGTGAGAATAACATTGTATGGGGCGTAGGTAGAGGTAGCTCTGTAGCAAGTTATGTGTTATACTTAATAGGTGTACACAAGATTGATTCAATCCAGTATGACCTGGACTGGAGAGAGTTCTTAAGATAAGTAATAATGTAAGGAGACAATTATGGCTTTAAAAAATAAACAACCTGTTCATAGAACAGCTAAAGGTAAGAAAATTGACATGGATATGCTTAGAGCAAGACATGAACTTACACCAGCAGTAGGTAATGCTCGTGTAAATGCACGTGGCGACGAATTAGGGCCAGGTGGTGAAATTGTTAGAAAACGTGAAGATATTGTAAAAGAATATTATGACAATACTACTTCACCAGCTCCTGATGAAAAACGCACTCCTAAAGAAACTGAAGTAACAGCCGTTGAAGCTAAAGCAGCAAAATCTACTAAACCTGGATCAACAGGAAAGTCAAGAGCTCAAAAGAAGGTAGATGAACTAATTGCAGAGCCTACACCAGCTGAACTTGCAGAGTTTGACGACATAGACGATGAATGGTTCGAAGATGAAAATGGTGATTTTGTAAAAAAAGGTGATAAATGAGTATTACAAAAGTTAATGCAGATAAAGTAACTGCTATTGGTGATCGAGTTCTAGTTACTGATATGGACTTTGGTGAGCAAAAAACAAAAAGTGGATTAATTTTACGCAGTGATGACGGTGAAGCACGAGGTGTATATCCACGCTGGGGTAAAGTATACGACAAAGGCCCTCGTAATAAAGACCAATACAAAGTTGGACATTGGGTACTTGTGACTCATGGAAGATGGACACGTGGTATAACACTAGAAGACGATACAGTAGTACGTATGGTAGAAGCTGAAAGTATTTTAGGATACGCTGAAGCTAAACCAGACGATATTCGTATTGGTAGAGAGTTCGATGATGGACCAGCAACAATCGATCCTGGCGAATTTATCAACAAATAGTTTAATTGCTAAACTGAAAAAGTTAGATGCAGTATATCATATTACACAAGATGTAAATATGCGTTATAAGTTAATGAATGCTGAAGACGAAATAAAAAATGAACTTATTAAAAGAGGTATAAATGACAAACCCATTTAAAGACATAGACACGTTTGCAACAGCGTGTGACCAATCGCCTAGTGAAGCAAACTACAAAATGTACCTCAGTCTTATTGACGAAGAATACGATGAACTGTTAGATGCTGTAATAGCACAAGATCGTGTAGAACAGCTTGATGCACTAGTAGACATTCTTGTTGTTACTATGGGTGCTATTCGAGCAGCAGGATGGGATAGCGAAGCTGCGTGGAACGAAGTTATGAAAACTAACTTTGCAAAGATCGATTCAGTCACAGGCAAAGTACGCAAAAGAGAAGACGGCAAGGTACTAAAGCCAGAAGGCTGGAAAGCACCTGAACTTGCTCAATTTGTAAAATAATACTTGACTCCTAACAGTTTATGCGCTATAATAGTATATAAATTGTTAGGAGTTTTCTTATGAAATTACCAGTACCGCAAAGCAGCGGAATAGGCACAACAGGTGCAGCAGGTATTGCACTTATGATACTACATATCACAGGATATTTAACAAATTGGGCTTGGCCTATTCTTTATGTATTTCTTATTATCACAGGCATGGGCCAGGAGAATAGGAAAAAATAATGAAAAATAGTCCCATTAACACACTACAGCAACTAATGATTATCACTGCTGAAGAGTGCGGAGAATTAACACAACGCTGTTCAAAGATTGTACGTAAGTTTAAGTATAAAGAAGAAATAACAGATGAACAACATGAAAAACTATTAGAAGAAGTTGGCGATGTTTATTGTATGATCAATCTAATGACCGAGCATGGTATTTTAGATTGGAAGCACATCTATGCTCGTAGTGGTGCTAAAGAAGAAAAACTAAAAAAGTGGAGTACATTAATAAATGGCAATGAATCATGATGCAAAACCTAAAGATGACGAACTAGAACGAATGAAGGCAGAGTTTCTTGCCAAAGGCGGAGAAGTTACTACAGGCAAAACTAAAGCAATGCCTAGTGAACTCGGTATCAGTAACAGCCAATGGAACAACAAACTTACTAAAGCAGAAAAAGATGCAAAGGCAGGCAAATGAAATATGTAATTGACATTGATGGCACTATTTGCAAGGAAGTAATTATTCCTGATAGTGGCGGAAAGAAGGACTACGCTAATCATATTCCAATGCCTGAGCGCATTGCAAAAGTAAATGCACTGTACGATGCAGGACACACTATTAAGTATATGACAGCACGTGGCTGTGTTAGTGGTGTTGATTATTATAATTTAACCAACAACCAATTAATCAAATGGGGTGCTAAGTTTCACGAACTAAGTGTAGGGGAAAAAGAAAACTACGATATCTGGATTGATGACAAAGCGTTTTGGAGTGAAAACTTTTTCCGTGAAACAGGTGAGTCATATGAGTAAGATACAAGATAAACTAAACGCTATTATGGATGATATCCAAAAACTTATGGAAAGTCATCCGAGAGCGCATCTTCAACCGGACTCAAAGATTCATGAACTAATGGCTTCAGCAGGTTTGTACTTTGCACATATGGACGATGAGAATAGAGATTATTATCAAGGAGTACAATATGCATTGGAAGAAGAAACGGAGTGGAAGGTATGAATGAGTAGATTTATTGCAGCAATGGATCACAGTGGTGGTTCAACAGGTGGCGTACTAGAACGCTACGGACAAGCATATACAGAAGCAGACAAGATGGAGAAAGTTCATGCTATGCGTCTTAGAATGGTCAACAGTCCTGACTTCAACGACAAAAACATCTGGGGAGCAATCCTCTACCAAGACACAGTCACACGTGGCATGGTTAACGTCTTGGATGAAAAAGGTATTGACACGTTCCTAAAGATTGACAGTGGATGTGACGAAGATGGCACAC